ACGGTGTAGGCGTAGGCCTTGGTCTCCACTGGCTGTTGGGAGATCGCCTTAATGGCACGGACCATATGTTTCGAGAGGCGCCTGTTCGTGCGCCGCTTGCGCCTTGGGGCGCGACGCGTCTTCCTCCGGTACGCCATGTCATAAATTGGACCCGTGGGTTGGTTTGGTTGGCTTCGTGGGTGGCTTCGTGGGTGGCTTCATGGGACGCGTCGTGGTAAACACGCCGCAGTCATTTTTATACTCTATAAAGAGCGAGTGAGCGAGTAAAGACTGGAGATAATATTAAGGTCTCCAGTCTTTTTCTTCAACATGCCCGGTCGTTTTAACGGTCAAAGATTTTTCCTCACATACTCCCAAGCCGCTGATATCGGCATCGACGAGCTCGCCGACTATCTACACGCACTCGCAGACAACTGGTTGGAAATCGTTCAAGAGGACCACGTTCTAGAGGGAATCCACTATCATGTCGTCCTGTGCTTCGCCGCCCGCTTCCAAGGTCCCCTCGACAGCTTCGACTACGGGGGAAAGCACCCACATTGGGACCCTATCAAGAACGCCACCACACAACTCAACAACTTTCGACACTATATCCGAAAGGGCGCCCGACCTAAAGAGGACGAACACCCTATCAAGGACCACAAGACGAAAGCGTGTGACTATATCATCGACCCCGACACCAGAGGCGAAGTCCCCGTCTACGCTCCGGAGACAGGACGCCTCAATTGGGGCGGAATTCTCGACGCAGCTACAGACAAGGTATCCTTCCTCCAGCTCGTCCGACACAGTCAGCCTAAAGACTGGGTGCTCCGACACGACGCAATCCTCAAGTTCGCGGAAACGCAGTACCCGGATGCGCAAGAGCCCGAGCACCTCTATCCTGCGGAGAGCTGGAACGTTCCTCCCGAGTTGGATGCATGGGTCAACGAAGTCTTCAGTGAGGTATGTTTTATTCCGGCACGTTCACACGTACCTCCCTTGGTGTATTGAGTTTTGATTATAGTTTAATTATTTAGCCGCGGCCGAGCCGCCCCAAAACGTTACTCCTCGTTGGCCCAACGCGACTTGGTAAAACCGTGTGGGCAAAATCACTCGGCCGTTACAGTTATATGTGCGGATTGTGGCACTCTGATCTGTTCAACGACCGATTAGATTACCTTATTTTAGATGACTTTGATTTTGACTTCTTTCACGGTATGCGGAAGGCCATTTGGGGCTCGCAGGAGGTTTTCACCACCACCGATAAATGGCGGAAGGGTGTAGCTAGATGGGGAAAGCCAACCATTTGGTTGTGTCAGGAGGAGAAGAATCCGTTCTCGGCCTTAAAGCCGAACGGTGACTTCGTCATGGATCCTAGGGAACGGGACTGGTACCAGGCAAATTGCGTAGAAGTCCATGTAACAGAGAAGATGTATATATGAATATATTCATAACCCGATATGCATTACCCTTATAGGGCGTTGGTTTTAAGTTAATACCAAAGGTCGGCGTAGTTAGCTAACCCTAATCCGCCTCCGGCACACTCCTAAGCGTCCTTAAAGTACACCTTCGTGTTGACGTAGCCGTCGTACGAAGTCGTGAGTGTTGACGGGTTCCCAGGCGACAAGATCTCAAGCACCCAGTAGTACTGCATGCCCTTGACCTCTCCCATATAGGTGTTAACCGCAGTTGACTCCTCCTCTGTCGCCTCCACTTGCTTCCGCAGTGGTACCCAGAACTTCCTATTTACAATCCCGTTTATTTGCCCCAGCTGTGCTAATCTAAACTTCCGTTGGAAGATTATATTCACGCGCTGTGTATTCCACATCGCCCAGGTTGGTGATGTGGTTTGCGACTGGTCAAAGACAGTCGAAGACGAAGCAAGGCTGACAAGACTCCCAATGTACACAGACTGCTTGTACACGGTAAACCGGAACAAGCAGTCCGATGACAGTGCCGCAGCATTGGACGAGAAGACGTTGATCTGAAAGCGGAGACCACGCGACTGGATCTTATTCCCAATAAATGAGTTCTCAGTTTTGGTCAGCGTGTCCTTGAGACGCGGGATGTCGCTGAATATGTTCGCCTGTACGGTGTGCGCAACGCCACCCGCGTACCCCGTCGTGACGAGGAGGGTGTCGAACGCGACGGTGTAGGCGTAGGCCTTGGTCTCCACTGGCTGTTGGGAGATCGCCTTAATGGCACGGACCATATGTTTCGAGAGGCGCCTGTTCGTGCGCCGCTTGCGCCTTGGGGCGCGACGCGTCT